CCGTCCGTCTGTAACTCTCCGTCTTCAAACGTCTTTTCGACGATGCGGCGCAACAGTTCGACGAACCGGGGCTTTGTCTTCGCTTTCTCCAAAACCTCCCGCAGATAGCGGACCTCTTCGATTTTGTCCCATGCGGTCTTTTCTCTCTGCGAGTTGGTAACGATCAGGTCCAGCCCGTCGCGTATTTCCTGTTCGTCCGCCGCTTCCTCTGTCGGTTCGATGACGCATGGAACGAATTCGTATTCCGGCTTCCCATCGTTCACAAGTTCGATAGAAGCAAGGCGGCGGCGATGCCCGGCAATGACCTTGTACTTGCCGTCGCCCAGCGGAACGACGACAAGGTTTTGAAGAACTTTCCCGGCGATTTCGATTGCCGCTTTCAGTTCCCCGATTTCCCGCATGGAATAGAAATTGTCCTCCGACGGTACAAGGTCAAAGACGCTCAATTTCTCATAGCGGCTTTCAGAGGGGCGGGGCTTTGCGCTCCCGCCGCCCGCCGCCGCCTTTGACGTGTCACTCAAAATCTGGTTCAAATTAAATCTTCCCATAGATAACCCCTTTCCCGTCCGATTCGGACAAACTTTCATTTTCGCATTCCCGGCAAGGGTAAATCATTTCGTGATACCCCCGTTCGGTCGATCTGTGAAAAACCCGTTTCCCGTACTTCAAGCAAATATGCGGCTTGTCTGTTCCGGCTTTGTGTTGCTGTTCCTCTGTCAAGTTCAGGTGTTCACAATAATTGCAGTTTTTCACTTTTTGCCCCTCCGCAAATACTCCCGTACAAACGCGATATAGTCCATCGCGGTTCCGCTCCGTCGGCTATACTCCACGATAGGGATTTCCGAAAAGGTGCTTTCGGTGACTTTATCCGAATAGCGAATGCGAGTGTCAAAGACGGGGTACTCCGGGCGGGACCGCAACCACGCTTCGCCCTGCTTCTCTGCGTCGGCGCGGATAAAGCAGGTAATCAAGCACCCAGCAAGGCGCAAGCGCGGGTTCAGGTCGTCCCGTGTGTCCTCGATCTGTTCTTTCAGTTCTTCCAGCCCGTCAAAGGCGTACTTGTCAATCTTTATGGGAATAATCACGTCGTCGGACGCGACAAGGGCGTTTATCGTCGAAATGTTGATGTCCGGGGCGTTGTCGATGATGCAGAAATCATAGAAATTCTCTGCCGCAATCGTGTTCAGGGCGGACCGCAGGCGCGTTTGTTGGGGGCGGGTGCTGTCCATCAGGACTTCCATGTTCGCCCGAATCAAGGTCATATTTGCGGGCATTACGTCGATATTCTGGAACCGGGTCTTCTTGATGACCTCCCGCGGGTCCAGCCGCCGGGCAGTCAGCACGTCCGAAATGCTCTTGTCATCGTAGGAATGGACCCCGAATGCCTTTGACGTGTTGCCCTGCTTGTCGTTGTCCACAAGCAAAACACGCTTGTTGTGGAACGTTGCGAGGACGTGGGCCATGCTGTCAGCGGTCAGCGTCTTTGCAACGCCGCCTTTTAGGTTGATAATTGATATGGTTTTCACCGTCTAAACCTCCTTTTGTGGTTCTCCCGCTCGAAAGCGGGTCAGCGAACGATTTCTACCAAACGCCCGTCGTTGTCCAGTTCGTACAGGAACTTCACCGTTCCGGCTTTGACTGAGTGCATACACACAATGTCGGTGATAGTCCGTTCAACGATAACGTCAAGCGTTCTGCCGCCCACCGCGCAGGCTTTCTTCCTCATGCCGATTTTGTCCCCGATCTCGAAAGGACACGTCGCATTGAATGCCGCAAGTTTCATTTTCTTTTACCTCCGTTTCGTTTGTCAGCGGCTCCCGGTCTTACTTCCGCCGCCGCTTATGCTTTTTCCGCTTTGGAGCGGGAGGGGCGGGCGGTTCCGGCTCCATCGCTTCCTCGCAGAGAACTTCCAGTTCCTCCACGTCCGCCGGGGCGAACGTCAGGGACGCGCCGCCGGGGTCGTATGCCTGCGCCGCCCAATCCGCCTTGAATTTCACAAGGTCGTTTTTGTAGCGCGGGAACGGGTGTACCTGTTCGGCGTAGTAAATCGCCATCATCATTCTTTCGTCGTCCGCCGGGTCCCAATTATGCAGGTGATAGCTTGCGTGGTTGTCGTAGGCCCACAGGGAAAGCAGAACAACCAGCCCGTCGAACTCTTCGTTCGATCTCTGGATATTCTCAAAGTCCCGGTAGGTCAAGCCTTGCCCTCTGCATTCCTCCCGGATTTGTGGAATGCTCTTGCCGCCCGTTTTCAGGCGGCAACGAACAACTTTCGGTCGATAGTTCATGTATTTTCACCGTCGCTTTCTTTCGCCTGCTCGATTGCGCGAACGGCGGCAAAGAATCCGCTTGCGCCCATAGCTTGCAGGGCCGCGGGCGCGTTGATAAATACGTTGTCGTTGCGGTTGACCCATTCTTTCAGAAATTCCACGGTATAAAGTGGGTCATTCAGCCGCCGAATGATTGCTTCCTGCTTCTCTGTGATCGTGATTTTCCCCATGTCTATTTCCTCTCTTTCTTTTTCAACGGGCAGTAGCGCGGGGCCGTCTTCCCGTAGAACAGTAGCGGACCCGGCGGCGGGCATTTCGGGTGATTGCAGAAAGACGCTTCCTGCCCGAAATGCCCGACGTGGGCGCTGTTGCTGTTTCCATTGCGCGGGTATGTGTGGACCGATGCAAATTCGCATTCGCGGCACTTCATGTCGGTTCCTCCCAATTCCACCACCCTTGTTTCCCGTGGGCGGGAATGGGCGTTTTGAACATGACCGGGTTTTGAAGCACCCACGCGAACCGCCCCGGCGAATAATCACCTAACAGGCGTTCCCGGTTATCCAAACTGTCCACAAGTTCTTCCACAGGCACACAATCGACGATTTCAACGGTTCCGATGACTGCGC